TGCAGCGGAGAGATACGCAAAGTTGTTTAACATGGCTGCATAAAAGAAAAGGGGCGCCAAAAGCGCCCCTTCCCTCAATCTTCTACACCTGCTGCTATTGCTAGCTCTCGCTGAATTGCCATATCTAACTTGTTTAAAGCTCCATACAGCTTTTCACCCGCTGCACCATCAACCCACTTTGTGTGATGCAGACCATTGTTATCGCACCACCAAAGCAGTATGCGGCCATGAACGACCGCATACTCGTAGTAGATGCCCATTAGCCAGCTAGCTTCTTAAAGAAGGCCATGTCCTCATCATCGTCCTCGGAGACGTTAGAGGCAGCAGGAGCAGCACGTTCCTGCTTAGGAGCCTGCCAAGGCAGATCATCCTCATCATCAGCCGGCTTGCGGCTAGCAGCGGCAGCACGGGCAGCAGCAGGAGCAGCAGTACCGTTCTCGTTCAGTCCGAGAACCTTATTGAGCTTAGTCTGCAGCTCTTCATAGCTCTTGAAGTTAGAAGTATCCAGGAACGCCTGCAGAGAATGCTCACGCTTCCAGACAGCTTCCATCTGCTCATCATCCTCGAACAGCGGAGCAGAAGAACCAAACTCAGACTTGTCGTAGTTGCGGTAACCCTCAACATTACGAATCTTGAGCTTGAAGTTAGCACCAGCCCACAGATCGAAAGGATTCAGCGGCTTCTCGTCCGCAAACTGCGGATGCATCGCCTCGTTGATCTTGTCGAACAGCTTCTTACCAAACTTAAACAGGAACACCTTGCCATTGTTCTCAGGGTTAGCCTGATCCTGAACGACGTAGATGTTGCAGATGTAGTTCAGCTTACGCTTCTGAGCACGAACCTGCTTGCGGCTAGGCGAGTCATCATCACTCGACATGTTCCACAGCTTGGTATTCAGCTCAGAAACCGGATCCGGCTTATTGATCGTGGTCAGAGACTTCTCAATATACCACTGCCCAGTCGGACCCTTGAACCCATGCTCCCACATGCGAATGAACGGAACCGGTTCATCACCAGGAGCCGGAAGGAATCGGATTACAGCGAAACCATTGCCAGCCTTATCCACGTTGGGATACCAGAAGCGGTCGTCCTTACCGCTATCAAACTGCTGGTTCATCTTGGAAAGTTCTTGAGACAGCTTCTCAAGAGAGCTCTTGGACTGGGACTTGAGCTTAGAAAAATCCATTTGTATTCTCCGTATGTTTGTGTATGTTATGTATTTGTATAATTGTATCGAGGCTGATTGCCTCAACACTACTTATACTACTCTGAATCTGAGAAATGGTCAACAACAATCTTTTTGATCCGCTCTCTATCGTATTTCACGAACGGTGTGTACTTTCTTATCTTAAGACCAACATCCTGCCACACAAAGTCGTCCTTGTACTGCTTGTCCCAGTACGGCAAGCAGCGGGTCAGATCACACAGAACACACACGGTTTCTAGTGTGATTTCCTTAGATAGGTACAGACTGAGCAGTGGAGTGTGTTGACCACCCTTGACGACAAAGTTATCGTCGAAGGGATCCTGTAGCTTACCCAGTTCGGTTTTCACCAAGTAGGTCAAGCTGTCTTTGACCTTTTGCCATGCTTGGTAAACTCTTTCAGCTTCCTCTGAGTAAGCCATATCGCGGATCCATACCTTTGGATCCTGGATGAAGTTGGCAAGCATGAAACTGTGTGGGTCCCTATGCTTGGCAACTTTCTCAAAGAAGATTCTATCCTTGCGCTTCACAAAGGAATCAGAGCTGATGCTACTCTTACCCCTATACTTGAAGTAGTCGTACGTGGGTGTGTTGAAGTGGTTCTTCAGAGCAAGGTAGTCTCTATAAACTTCCAGCGGTGTCATATAGGCAGACGGGCGGTCTTCTTGAGGTAATTTAGGTTCTCTGCCTCTGTCTGTACATCATAGTACATAGCAGGATCCTTCTTAATTAGGGCAGCTGCATATTCAACTTCTACCTTGTTCTGCTCGCACCAGTACACAACAGCATCGATGTATTCCATCGACTTTTCCTGGCACAGCTTGCGTATGTCTTGAGAGAAGTTAATTTGTTTGAGCATGTTTATCCTTAAAAGAACTGCACGAGCAAGAACCAAACAACCTTGCAGGAAAGGTGAATTGCCTGATCTTGGTGTAGTGATATCTTGTTTTCACATTTCAGCCAATCGGTGTACCAGTGAACGATTGTCTCCGCGATGCCTAGAATAACCGATCCTGTCAGTATTGCAACAACACCACCGTGAATAAAGGAGTGACCTGTTAGAGCGTGTAGCCAATACGTGCTGCCTAATGCAGTGTGTCGATTCTTTGCTTCGGCGAGGAATTGACCCTGGAGAGGGTAGTCGGCTAAGAAATGACCAGCTACCAGCAGAAACAGAAGCATCTCCCCAGCAAACATCTACTCAATCCCACAGGCTGTTGTAGTACTTTGCAAACAGACGACGACCATTGGCCATACGCTTATATGCAGCATTCCTAGCTTTACTATCAACTTCAAAGGTGTAGTTTGGACCTTTTACCAACTGCGAGTAAGCTGTACCCTCAACCTTTTCTGTAACTAGATCAGCTTCCCCCGAATAAAATCGAGATTCCCAATCATCATCTGCATGCTGCTCAAAGGTCCAGATCATCTCGTCAAGAACCCACTCCCAGCGCTGCTCCCAAAGCTGATCAGTGTGTCCAGTGTTCTTCTCCTCTTCGGTCAGAGGCTCGGCAGCGGTGGAGCGGAGGTGCTTTGGTACGTCCTTGTCATCAACGTATGGAGAGCCATGCTTCTGCTCCTTGAGCTTCTTGAGCACGGGAGCAATAATCAATGCAAGTGTGTGATCCGCAGACCACACGTCGTAGTTGTCGATACGGACACTGATCTTGCGCTTCTTCTTGTTGTCGATCCACTGACAGAACTTAGTGAGCCCAGGGATGCTATCCAGGAAGTCTCCAAGCTTCTCGATGGCAATGCGATCAGGGTGATCCTCATATCGCACACCTTCAAGGATTGCATACTTGTCCTTCCAAAACAGGATCTTTTCAGCAATCTGATGGGGACCAATCCAGTTTCTATAGGGTCCGATGTTAACCTTCATATCCTATACTCATAATTGATTGTTGTCTCATTCTCACGGAACTCAAACGCTCCATTGAGGGTGTGAAAGCGTCTAGCCATCTCAGTCTTAGGACTCAGAGTGACTACACGCTTCACAAAAGGCTTGAACCAGCGAATGTGATCCACAGCTGCATTGATCAGCTTTCTACCAGCACCATTGACGGAACGAGGGTAGGACCAAACGGTATAGAAAACTGCAACGTCGTATGCTCGTTTGTCATCAAACAAATCATCCTCGCTTGCCGGTACATGGCCTGCATACACTACACAGCTAATTGCTTCCGGCTGAAAGTAATCGTAATGCGTCAGACTAAAGATACCGCGATTATGTGCGTAACGCATATATGCAGGAATGTGCGGTCTCACCGGATCATCGTGGATCAGGCTATTGTGAGGGTTGTTGATGTTATCAAAATACGACAGATGCAGCCTTACACTCATTGAGAATCCGGATCCTTATAAACACGAGCCAGCTTTTGCTCACGGGTCCAATAATCCTTCACGTATTCATTGATCTCGTCATGAATACGAATGCACTCTTCGTCGTCCACCTCGCGAGATGAGATGACTATTTCCCCCAAATGTTTCTGACCAAACTCGGGTACTTCTTCAGACCAAACAGCTTCCTCTGCCCATTCCTGCTTGTCAGTATCAACCACATACACCATGCGATACTGAGTCAGGGCTTCAACCAGGTACTTCGGCATCAGTGAATCCTCCCCACGTTGCAGGTGCCAACAATGTCTGTTGCACCCATAGCAGTCAAAGTTGTGTACGCAGCCGCAAGATCGCTCCCACACGCCTCTACAGAGGCAGAGGTTAGGAGAGTGATCTGCGGAGAACCATTCAGAGTGAAGATGAGCATGATAGAAGCGAGAGTGTTCATTTTGTCCTCTGTGTTGTGGTGGACCCGGTAGGACTCGAACCTACGATCAAGTTGTTATGAGCAACCCGCTTTGGCCACTAAGCTACAGGTCCTTATTTCTCATAATACTCTACAACGCTGTCTAGGTCAAGCCTTAAAAAGGTGATGAACAAAGCAGCGGTGAAAGATGTGAAGAAAACCGATGCTTGCCCAAACACTAGCCAGACAGCAAACACCATCATAATCAAGATGTATGTCTGCTTAAGAAGCCTTGAGAAGAATTCGTCTGGGGTTTTGCTGTTCTCAAGCAGAGCGTTTAGGACAAGTATCCCCACATAGTGGGCAGCGACGCCTAGACCAATTAAGACCGCAAAGTAGATCAAAAGATCTTCCACTCATAGATGGAGTTATTGGTCCTGAACACCATGCGGTTATCAGACTCCTCCAGAATCTCAGTAATGGGGGTCGTAGTCCAATAATCCTGAGAACCGTACGTTCGCGCATATGGGCTACCAACGCGAACAGCACACCCAACACGAGGACGGTGCTCGCCAGGAATAGCGGTCCAAGATTCGCGGTCAATAATCTCACACATGGGGCCACTGTCGCCCATGTTATCACCCTGTCGAATCAAAGCGTATCGCATCTCATTCTCCATGTCTGGTACCCGAGGTCGGATTCGAACCGACACTGTAGCGATTTTAAGTCGCCTATCTCTGCCTGTTGGATTACTCGGGCATATTGGCGGTCCCGGAGGGATTCGAACCCCCACCTTACAGCTTAGAAGGCTGTTGCCCTATCCATTGGACCACGGGACCTTATACTGTCAATATAACCTAATTTATGAAAAGGTCAACTGAAAACTTGAAAGACGGACCAGCGCACGCCTGGATTGGTGACAGGCTTGTACACACTGGCAAATGTCTCATAGCCACCTGCAAGGCTGGGAGTGGCTACAATGTAGCAGCGTTCCATCTCACCCCACGGCGTCTTAACCACCTTATAGTAGCCGTAAGAAGGTTCCAGACCATCTGGCTCACCCTTCTTGTTGTATCGGCGATCCTGGAGCCTGACCCTGCGTCCATTAATCACGGTGTGTTCATAATCATTCTTAGGCATTGTCAGACCCTCAGCAGAATTGTGTATTCGTTGGTTCGCTCTTGTAACTTGCAAGGAGTAAGAGTCCCAAGCATCTTTGCAAACGCTCGCTTACCACCCTTGAGAGCAATCTCAACTCGCTCCTCTGTCTTCCTACCGATCCGATATGACTGGCTACGAGCCTCGTCATAGTCTGTGATGGTAGTGCCCTTCACGCTCAGCTTGCCACGATCCGGAGCATAGAAGACAGTCAGCACTTTGTACTTAGTATTGAACGTAACCAGCTCCTCAGCTGCAAGGATCTTTTCAGGGTTGATCGACACAACCTTGTATTCCTTGCTCTCAGGCTGAAACTTGAACGTCTTGAGCTTCTTCTCCGGAGCAACAGCCTTCTTCTTCCTAACCGTACGCTGCTTCTTATTGTTAGATGCGTAGCGTGCACAGTCAGCCAGCACACCGTTATAGAACGCTGCACGTGCCTTGAGCTCTGCAGTCGTGTAGTTACGATAGCCTTCCTTGAGCTGCGGGTCGCAGTTCTTTTTCAGAACCTCGTTAGCCTCAGCAGCAATCGGACGGAAGAATGCAGCTACATTGTTAGCAAGGCTGGGCGGCAGCTGTTTGCTCTGCAGCATCTCATACATCGAGATTACAATACCCTGCTCCTGCAGCTGTAGCTCAAAGTCAGCTAGGAAGTCAGACACCTTCTCTCGGATACGATCCTGCACGCTCACTACAATGGCAGCCCTTGCCGCTCTCGGCACCTCAGCATAGTGATAGGACTGCTCGAGAAGCTCGTTCATCTTATTGATAGAGCGATCCTTCAACTTGACGCCACGAGTCAGCATACGTGCTACCCAAGCAGCATGATCAGGTACGCGACTGTCCGGCACGGAGCGGAGAGTCTTAATCTCCGCTGCCCTGCCATTTGCCTTCAAGTAGGTTTCAAGATACTCTCGGACCTCTACCTTAGTGCACATTGTGTTGTACCAGTGCAGGGTCTTAGAATAAGCAAGATCATCAGGCTCGTCGCCCTTAGACAGAGGCTCGTCACCCATGTACTTGCTGTTAACGATGTTACCAGTCGTCTT